CTGAACTTTCGCAGGGCATTTGCCGACGCCGGGTTCTATCTGTCCGGCACATGTATCTGGAAGAAGCAGTCGCTGGTGCTGGGGCGCTCCCCATATCAGTGGCAGCACGAGCCTGTGCTGTTTGGATGGAAAAAGGCCGGGAAACATGAGTGGTATTCCGACCGCAAGCAATCCACGATCTGGGAGTTTGACAAGCCCAAGAAAAACGGCGATCACCCGACCATGAAGCCGGTTGCGCTCTGCGCGTATCCGATTGTGAATTCCAGTATGAGCGGATGCGTTGTGCTCGATCCGTTTGGCGGCTCCGGCAGTACGCTCATCGCCTGCGACCAGACCGAGCGCGAATGCTACACGATTGAATTGGATGAGAAGTATTGCGATGTGATCGTGAAACGGTATATCGAACAGGCAGGCACTGATGCTGGCGTGTTCTTGTGCCGTGATGGCGATACCTGCCCATATTCGGAAATCTCAACAGCTTCCTAAAAATGACTTGCTATTCACAGCCTTTAGAGTGATATATGTGACTACCAAAACGAAAGGAAGGTATTCACATGCAAATCAAGTACAACGTTACAGGCCCGCAGCGCAAAGCGCTCATCGCAGCTATGCGCACGATACTAAACGACATCCCTCACTATGAAGGCGCACCAACATTCAACTACACACTTGGCGCTTATACGATCGACAAGAACGGTACGGTGAGCTGCCCGCACAGCCATGAATCGGCGGAGGTGCAGAACTTGATTTCAGAACTGGAACACGACGGATTCACCGGCGAGGTGATCCCCGAATTTGAGGACTTACAAATGACCATGGAAGAAGAACTGGGGCTCGGCCGGCAGCACCGTGACGACGAACAGGGTGAAAACGGAATGCAAGCAAGCGACGTGCCCGAACCGGATACGACCCGCCTGAGCATTGGCCTTCCCTGCAGCGACCTTGGTGAATCCGGGCTGGAGAACCTGAAGCAGATCGTCGCCTCCAAAGCTGGGCTGCTTAAGAAAGCACTCGGAACTGATGAGCTTCCCATCGAGGTGGACGGAAACAAGATCTACTTCGACTGGTTTCCGGCTCCATCATCTGAGGCCGAACTGGACGCATACTCGAAGCTCCTTGTCGCCCTGATGAATATGGCCAAAACGCAAAAGCGGGTCACAGCAATGGAACGCAATCCTGAAAACGAGAAGTACGCATTCCGCTGCTTCCTCCTCCGGCTTGGATTCATCGGCGATGAGTACAAAGCGGCCCGAAAGCTGCTTCTCCGGAACCTCTCCGGCAACGGCGCATTCAAAGCTGCTCCCGCAGCCGAGGAGGCCGAATGAACCGGATCAGTTCCGAGCAGCTTGCGCGTCTGAGAACAACATACGCGCCAGGCATCCGCGTGGAGCTTGTCCGAATGGATGACCCCTACACCACGCTACGGCCGGGCGACAAAGGCACGGTTGACGCTGTTGACGATGCAGGAACCATCCATGTGAATTGGGACAACGGCAGCACGCTCGGCGTCGCATTTGGCGAAGATTCCTGCCGAAAACTACCTCCAGAAAAAGATCAAAAAAGTGTGAAATAGTGCCTATTTATCTGAAGAAATGACTTGCTATTATCTCCGTTTAGAGTGATATATACACTACCAAAACGAAACGGAGGAAACACACAATGCTGAGCACCAGATTCGGGGTCGAGATCGAGTTCACGGGGATTACCAGAACGGAAGCCGCACAGGTCGCGGCGGAGTACCTGCACGGGACTTTAGAAAACGCCGGCACCTACTACGACGCAAAAACGATAACGGCACCGGACGGCAGGGTTTGGAAGTTCATGAGCGACGGCTCCATTCACGCTGAGAAGAAGAACGGGAAGCGCAAAGAAGCCATCAACGACAGCGCCTACCGGGTAGAACTGGTAACGCCCATCCTGACCTACCGCGAGGACATTGAAACCTTGCAGGGCTTGGTCAGAGTCTTCGGAAAAAGGGCGGCTTCGCCAACAACTCCTGCGGGATTCACATTCACCTAGACGGCGCAAACCACACCCCGCGGAGCATCCGAAACTTCGTGAACATCATCGCCAGCAAGAACGACCTTTTCTACAAGGCGCTGGCCATTGAGCAGGAACGGATGCGCTACTGCAAGAAGATGGACGCCTACCTGGTCGAGAAGATGAACCACGCGAAGCCCAAGACCTTTCGGAGCATTGAGGAGATTTGGTACGCGGGATACGGCGAGGCCCGCAGGCAGCATTACCACAGCAGCCGCTACCATTTCCTGAACCTGCACAGCTTCTTCAACGGCCACCATACGGTCGAGCTCAGAGGATTCAACAGCACCCTCCACGCCGGCGAGATTCGAAGCTACATTGTTTTGGCCCTCGCGCTCAACCACCAAGCCTTGACGCAGACCTGCGCCAGCGCGAAGAAGCCGCAGATCGAGAACGAGAAGTTCGCCATGCGCACCTACCTTTGCCGCCTCGGTTTGAACGGCGACGAGTTCGCCGCCTGCCGCGAGCACTTGACCAAGCACCTTGACGGAAACGCAGCATGGCGATTTCGGGCGGCCTGAGCCGCTCACGCCAAAGCAAATGAAGGAGAGCAAGTAGAATGAACAAACTATACATAGCATACGGCAGCAACCTGAACCTTGAACAAATGGCACAGCGGTGCCCGACCGCAAAGGTCGTCTGCGCCTCCACGTTGCGCAACATGCGCCTGGTCTTCCGCGGCGGACACGCATCCGCGGTGGCAACGGTCGAGCCTGCCAGGGGCCGCAGTGTTCCGATACTGGTTTGGGAGATCACGCCCGCGGATGAAGCCTCGCTGGACCGCTACGAGGGTTGGCCGTACCTCTATGGCAAAAAGACTATGAAGGTTCGCGTCAACGGAAAGTCCGAGAACGCCATGGTTTACATCATGAACCCCGGTCGCCCGCTTGGCGCACCCAGCTGCTACTACTACAGTGTGATACTGGACGGCTACCACAGCGCAGCGTTTGATCCGGACCTCCTGCGCACGGCTGCTCGAGAGAGCGCGGGAAACGTTGAGAGCGTGGAGGTCACGGAGAATGAATGAGATTATTCGGAGCCAGATATTGGCGGTACGCGACTCGGGTGAAACGAACATGTTCGATGTGCCACGGGTGATGCAGATAGCCAACCGCGAGGGATACTTTGAACTGGCCGTGTATCTGGATGAACATGCTCCCGAGTACGCGCAGTTCATACTGTACGGTGAGGTGCGAAACCCTGGTATTTGACCGGTTGTGGTCAACGCTGCGACGCGCAGAAACCGCGAAAAAAGTCCCGAAATATCTACATTTTTCCGCAAATAGTACTTGCTATTATCTCCGTTTAGAGTGATATATACAGTACCCCAAGGGGAACACACGAACGGAGGACAACACCATGGCAAACACGAGCTTTTGGGAAACCCGAAACACGAACCTTCGGCTGATCGACCGCATCGCAATCACGCGCTCGGACTTCGAAAGCACATTCCGCAAGACGACCGAAAAGGTCACCTTCACCTTCAACGGCTGGGACGGGAAATCCTACGACGGCCGGAGCCGCACCGCAACGGTTTACCGCAGCGAGATGCCCGGCTGGGACGGCATTCGGTTCATCAAGGTTGGCAAGAGCGTACACGTGATTGACGAAGGCTGGGAGGTCATCGAAACCGCGACCGGCGAGAGCCACTGCACAGCGAGCTGGGTGGTAGACGTACTGCCCGCCAACCGGGGCTAAGGAGGAAACGAGCATGTGGCAAGAAGGAAGCATACGGGTTCACGAAAGCGTTTTCCATTACTGGATCAAAGTGTACAGCGAAGGCAGCAGATTCGGGATTGACGGAGGCAAGATTTCCAAGCTGACACTTAAGCGCGACGGCAAGGTCGTTGCCAACTACGACAGAGGCTGGGACATCAAGCCCGTCGACCAAAGCACCGAGTTTGCGGTTGAGATCCTCCTGCACAGCAGCAACTATTGAACACCCCGGGGAACGAGCATGCGGCTCTTTTCCTCGTTACACAGCCCGCGGGCTGTTTTTTTGTCTCTTGAAAAGAGGTGACGGCATATTCGCAAGCTAAAGAAATACACACCTACGCGCTTCATGGCTAAGGATTCTCACTACGACAAGGCGGCTGCAGACTATGCGGTCGCCTTTATTCAATCGTTGTGTCACACGAAAGGTATGTGGGCCGGGAAGCCGTTCCTGCTGATTGACTGGCAGGAACAAATCATTCGAGATGTGTTCGGCATATTGAAGCCGAATGGCTATCGGCAGTTCAATACCGCGTTTATCGAGATACCTAAGAAACAAGGTAAGAGCGAGCTGGCGGCGGCTGTGGCGTTGCTGCTGCTTTGCGGTGATGGCGAGGAACGCGCTGAGGTGTATTCCTGCGCTGCAGATAAGAATCAGGCAAAGATAGTTTTCGATGTCGCCGCGGACATGGTGCGCTTCAGCCCGGCGCTGCACAAGCGGGTTAGAATTCAGGAATCACAGAAGCGCATGGTCTACCAGCCGACCTCCAGTTCGTATCAGGTGCTGTCCGCCGATGTTGCCAACAAGCACGGGTTTAACACGCATGGGGTTATCTTTGATGAGCTGCATACGCAGCCCAACCGTAAGCTCTTTGACGTTATGACCAAAGGCTCCGGCGATGCGCGCATGCAGCCGCTGTTCTTTCTCATAACGACAGCGGGTACGGACACCAACTCCATCTGCTACGAAGTACACTCGAAAGCGCAGGATATCCTGAACGGGCGAAAGCATGACTCGACATTCTATCCGGTCATCTATGGCGCTGACATGGAGGAAGACTGGACTGACCCGAAAGTGTGGCGCAAGGCAAATCCATCGTTGGGAATCACGGTTACAGCCGACAAGGTCAAGGCAGCCTGTGACAGCGCGCGTCAGAATCCGGCTGAGGAGAATTCCTTTCGGCAGCTGCGGCTCAACCAGTGGGTCAAGCAAGCGGTGCGTTGGATGCCAATGGAGGTCTGGGATAAGTGCAACACGCCAGTCATTCCATCGTTGCTGGAAGGGCGCGATTGCTACGGCGGCCTCGACCTATCCAGCACGACGGACGTAACCGCGTTTGTGTTGGTGTTCCCACCGATCGAAGAGGACGAGCCGTACTACATCCTTCCCTACTTCTGGTTGCCGGAGGAAACGCTTGACCTGCGTGTTCGGCGTGATCATGTGAACTACGATGTCTGGAAACGGCAAGGATTCCTCCAGACCACAGAAGGCAACGTCGTCCATTACGGGTACATTGAGAAACATATTGAAGGGCTTGGCGAGAAGTATCACATTCGGGAGATTGCTTTCGACCGCTGGGGCGCTGTCCAGATGGTTCAGAACCTTGATGGAATGGGGTTTACCGTCGTGCAGTTCGGCCAGGGATATAAGGACATGAGCCCGCCGACCAAGGAGCTCATGAAGCTGGCGCTCGAAGGCAAGCTCGCCCATGGCGGACATCCTGTCCTTCGTTGGATGATGGACAATATCCTCATAACGACGGACCCGGCCGGTAACATCAAACCAAACAAGGAGAAGTCTACGGAGAAGATTGATGGCGCGGTAGCCACGATTATGGCACTTGACCGGGCGATCCGCTATGGAGGCGATCCCGGCAGAAGCGTGTATGATGAGCGGGGGCTTCTTGTTTTCTAGACGAAGGCCCATTGGAAGCCCACGCATCAAGTCAAGAGTGTAATATCGCGGGTGCTGTTGTGCAAACCTAAGCAACGCTTTGCAAGTTGATTATCGTGGGCACGATTGCTACCATCGCTGCGGCTAACTGAATACGCTTATTCTGTCTTCTTTCTTTTCGTTCATTGAGAAATGCAACGCCTTTCTCGAGGTTCTGAAATACTCGTTCTCCACTATCAAGCGTTTCTATATGATGAATGAATTTGATATCACACAGATAGCGCAAGTATCGCTCCATCCTATCGTTAGGCAAATGGAATCCCTTTGCTGTGACGGACTGCTGCTTATCAACCGCATTTACGATATTCAGGTATATGGACGATTCAGTTTTCGCCTTCGAGATTGCAGGCTTCCGTGCATAATCAGGAATAGAATAACCTGACTTAGTGCGTTCGCAGCCGAAAACCAATCCATCTCGGCAATAACGGGTTACTGTCGATACGGAGCATCCCCAAGTTCTTGCAGCGGCTTTAGTGTTCATTGAATGACCTCCTTGTTTTCTTCCATAATTGTACCAAAGAGCCTGTCCAATATACTGTACTTTGCAGCCGCGTATGATTTTGCAAAATCATAATCCGGCTACATGTTTTTGTGCTATGCTTGAAGAAAAGCAAAGGAGCAAGGATGATGATGCGCGATGATTTCTATAGGTTTCTGGTCGAGCATGGATACAAGGAATACGCACCAAGCGGGAGGAAAAGCACCGTTTACAGTTACTGTAATCGAATAGATCTGGTTTGTTCCATGGAGAACATGACCTGGTCGGAGCTGGCGTCGAACATCAGCAGCATCATTCCAAAGTATGACTTTGGTGGGATACATGAGGATG